AGTTAGAGCAGGACAACGAGCCGCAAGAGGATGTGTTCGAGATATACGACATCAACTACCTGCGCACCATGCCGCCTGTCGAGTTCTTGGTGGATGGCGTGCTCACAAAGCATGGTCTTGCCGTGCTATATGGTGAGCCAGGCGCGGGCAAGTCATTCTTGGCGATAGATATCGCGCTCAGCGTCGCCTACGGTGTGCCGTGGCACAACAGACCTGTCGAGCAGGGCGCTGTGCTCTACATCGCGGGTGAGGGCGTTGGCGGTCTGGGTAAACGTATCAAGGCGTGGCAAATGCACTATCACCAAACCGAGGATGTGCCGTTCTATGTTCTGCCCACAGAGGTGCGGTTCAGAGATATGGACGACGTTGAAAAGCTACTGCGTACCATCGACAGCTTGGGCAAGACGTTCAAGGCGGTCTTCGTAGACACAGTCGCGAGGGCATTGCTTGGCGGTGATGAGAACAGCGCAACCGACATGGGCCTGTTTGTGGATGCGTGTGAGGTCGTAAAAAGACACACTGGGTGTGCGCTTGTGGCGATACACCACAGCGGCAAAGATGCGGCACGCGGGATGCGTGGCAGCACAGCCCTGCTTGGTGCTGTGGATACAAGTGTGCGTGTCAGCAAGCTAGAAGACACCGTGACGATGGCGATAGAAAAGCAGAAAGACGCAGAGCCAGAGACAGACAAGGCGTTTGAAATGGTATCTGTGGCACTGCTGGGTGACACATCTGTGGTCATGAGGCCGGTGGATGCACCGCAGAAAAAGGCACGTCGGGTGAAGCTGACCAATGAGCAGAAGATAGCGTTGCAGGCGTTGCAAAACCTATGCGTTGAAATGGGCCGGGAGAGGGTGCCAGTGAGCATGTGGCATGACGCGCACCGTGTAAAAACGCCTGATTTTACCAGCGGTAAGCGTAGAGACGCGAGGTCGGCGTTACAGAATAAGGGTGTGATTGTGATTGAAGATAACAAAGTGTGGGAATACAGGGAGATAGAACGAAATGTGTGAACAAAAAAATGCTTATTTCACACGCTGTGTGAACAGTCACACGGTGTGTGATGTGTGTGATCCCCCCTATAGGGGATCACATATTCACACGCATGGGTGTTTCACATGGTAAGGCGTAGGGTAAAAAAACCTGACAGCACTGCGCTGAGACGTTTGAGAGGAACCAACGTCACAAGTGAGGCAAGTTATAGGAAGATACAAAACCACCTCACGGAATATGACAGGGTGGTGTCGGACTATGAGCGGCGATGGGGTGTCGAGAGATTGCCAGCATTGGTGGACCCGGCGTTGCGTGATAGGTTCTGGTCACAGATGGACAAGCTCAATGCGGCTATCGCGTCAAACAGCCCTGCCGATGTGGAGGCAGAGGTTGAGGTGACGTTGCGTGGTTACGCCGCACTTGAAGCCAAAGCACGCGAGATGGGCAGCAAAGAGATTGAGGGCATAGCGTGGACTGCGCCAATGGAAGATGGACGGGTCATAGCTATTGTGCGTGACATACACGAGATTGGTGTGATCAAGAAAGACATGCCTGACGCTATTGTGTACAGCGTGCAGGAAGTGGCGGCGATACTTGCGGCATGGACTGACCAACAAAAAGATGATGCGGTGAACCGGGTGAAGGATTTGTTTCCCGGTGCGCATGTGACAAAGGTAACGGAGCTGGAACAGGAGCTTGATGATGAAATCCCTTTCTGAGAACAAGAGGCCGTGGTCTGTGATGCCAATGCGTGCGCTGTCGGACAAGCAACTCAAAGAACGTGAGCTACGGGTGCTAGGTGCCGTCTGTTCATTCACAAACCGTGCCGGGGTGTGCTGGCCTAGCTTGGACACGCTGTGCGATGTGAGCGGCTACAAAGAGCGTAAGAGTGTGCTTGATGGAATGAAGCGATTAAAGGCACGCAGGTATGTGCGTCAGCTTAATCCAAAGGACTACCAAGAGACATCGAGCGGATGGAAGACCAACAGATACCAAGTGTTGTGGGATGGTGATGAACCGTTGCCAACGTATGAAGAGATACACACAGCCAAGCCATTGCAGCTACGCGCAGACCAAGAGGATGATATTAGCAAAGACATAGGGGGTCTGGGGGATGGAAACAATTACACAGACGCACACGCCAGCGCACTCTGCCACGCCTTCATCAGAGCTGTCCAGCAGGCGACCGGGCAGGTGCGGCTGTACGATAATGAGATAGCACACGCACGGAGGCTGGCTGAGCGTGACGCAACAGTAGATGATGTGACGGCAGCAACTCTGCTGGTCTGCGATGAGGCAATACAACGAAGGGCAGGGGTGCCTTCAATGGCAGACGTAGTGAGGCGGTATGATGTACAAGAACACAAAGGTTGATTTGCTTTTGTACACCCTGCGCTGGCAGAAAAAAACACAGTCACAGGCGCAGACCGACCCCTTGCCCCCCGCCCCTGCCGCTGTATACGTGGGGGTATCACACAAAATTTTCGGGAGAACCGGCGATGCACATTGACGAGATTTACCGCTGCCGTGACTGCGGCAAAGAACACGACAGCTACGGACACCTGCACCACCCCGGCCCTGAGACGGGCGGCTTCTGTGCTAGCTGTGGTAGCGACAATGTGCGCGATGTGCCAGTTGCATACGCTACCGGGGATGGTAAGATGGCTGAGTTAATGCGTAACGGGCAATGCCCAAAGTGTCGTTCTAATATGGACGGCGAGTTGGTTTGTGAGACTTGTGGCTTGGAGATAGTTAAGTGAAACGCGCAGATATTTTGAACACCGCGACTGATTACGTTACCCGTGACCGTGCGGCTGACCACGGTGACTTGGAAGACAACTTCCGTCAAATCGCCAGCCTGTGGACCGTGTACTTGCAGCACCCGGTCACAGCGGTGGATGTTGGTGTTATGATGACTTTGTTGAAGGTAGCACGGGTTAAGGGTAATCCTGCGCACATGGATAACTTTATTGACGCGGCTGGTTACATGGCTTGTGCCGGGGAGATTGCAGACGCGCAAGAAGCCGCTGAAGACTAGGCAAATGCGTCAGGACTTAGCCAGCCCGGATGCTGACCGGCGCGAGGCTGTGGTACAGGAGCTAGAGGCGATTGCCGCAGGTGAGGCAACAGATGTGATCAGTTGGGATGCAATGGGTCAGGTCCAGCTCACACCGTCTGACCAGTTGAGTGAGCGTGCCAAGCGCAGCATCAAGAAGGTTAAGGTAACACCGAACCAGCACGGCAACAGCATTGAGGTGGAGATGCACGACAAGCTGTCGGCGTTGCGGTTGCTTGCCAAGCATCGTGGCTTGTTAGAGCCGAACAGCGATGACCAGCGGCCTAGTATGATTGGCATTAACGTGACCGGGCCTAAAACGACAACGTATGAGGTTAAGAGTGACGGCGACAATAACGAAGATTAGCCGCAGTAAGTTTGTGCGGTTTTTCAAAGAGCATGTCGTCTGTGACTATTGCGGTATTGAGACACGCGGCTTGGTATATGCAGAAAGTCAGCGTGTGGTATGTTCTAGCTGTAAGGGTGTGTTGCTGGACGTTGACATGGACCGTGATGACGACCCGCGTGAAGGCATGATGATTGTGGCGTATATACCAGAGGGTAACAATGGCGAGGAAGACTAGGGCCGGTGACCAATCACGGCGCAGAACCCGGCAGAAGGGTACAGACCCACTAGAGGGTCTAAACTTGGATTTTAGCGAAAGTCCGACAGTATGGGATTTTTTGAACGACAACTCTTTTGTACGGGGTCTACTTGGGCCAGTAGGCTCTGGAAAGACATATGCCTCATTGGCGGAGGTGATGTTGCGTGCTGTAAAGCAACCTGCTTCTCCTGTGGACAATGTAAGATATACGCGTTTTGCCGTAATCAGAAACTCATACCCGGAGTTGCGCACAACGACAATCAAGACGTGGCAGGAGATATTCCCTGAGAACACTTGGGGCCAGATGCGCTGGTCGCCGCCTATCACGCATCACATTAAGTTGCCACCGCGTGGCGACACACCCGGCGTTGACTGTGAGGTTATTTTTCTTGCGTTAGACCAACCCAAAGATGTGCGAAAACTTTTATCTTTGGAATTGACCGGCGGCTTTATAGACGAGGCTAGAGAGCTACCCAAGGCGGTAGTCGATGGCTTGACATCGCGTGTCGGACGTTACCCGACCAAGCGGCACGGCGGCTGCCCTTGGCGCGGTGTGTGGATGTCTACTAACCCGATGGATTCTGATCACTGGTGGGTAAACCTGTCGGAGAAAAACCCGATACGCGGCAAGTACCCGTGGAAGTTTTACAAGCAACCCGGCGGTGTCTTGGAAGGCACCAAAGAGCATGACGGCAATATCTTTGCTGCTGGTAAGTATTGGATCAACAACCCCAAGGCAGAGAACGTCAACAACCTGCCGCCCGGTTACTACGAACAGCAGCTTGCTGGTAAGACGCTGGATTGGATACAGTGTTACGCTGGTGCGCAATATGTTTACGTGCAAGACGGCAGGCCGGTGTGGC